GAACAATCTTTTGATCAAGACTCATATTTAGTAGCATATGAAACTGCAACGTCCACGACTGCTACTTACTCTTATATTGATGCTAACAATAATTTATACTTTAGATCTTTAACAGATGTAAACGCAGGTTCAAGACCAGATGGTGCATATTACATTTATTACCATAGTGATAATATTCAATACATATCTTTGATTGGCAGCAACTATGTCAGAACAGTAAATCCATCTGGTTCGAACTTTATGGGATCTCCAACTGGCTCTGGTTCCAATCTTGTTAACTACTATTCTCATTCCGTAGTAGCTGGATCCTCAAACGTGCGAGTATCTCAAATTACTTACTTGGGAGATCCAGGAATATGGGTAAGCGGAAAAACGCAAACTGTAGGAGCAAAAGTCTTGGGAAACTTTGATGGTCCAAAGTTAGTTATCTATGGAGATAAAGGTCCAGACAAAGGAAAAATAAACCTTAAGATAATTAAAACCTCTGCAACAACAAGTGGGCAATCAGTAGTGTATACTTCAAACGGTATAGATCTTTACAATACAAACGCTGTTGTAGACACTCCAATATTTACTATAGATTTAAATACGCAAACTTCTGTTACCGGACTCAATGCATATGATGATTACTATGGTTCTTTCTCTTACGAGATTGAGCTTCTTGCAACTAAAAATCAAGCTTCTAGCGCAACTGGACTTTCAGTAACAAAACATACGTATAGTAAAAATTATAAACTTTCTTTCAATAAAGAAGAGATAGATCCTTCAATATCTTTTACGAGCACCGGAGTAATACGATGACAATTATTAAAAAAACAATTACACGGACTAAAGCCAGACGCTAACTATCTATTTGCTCTCAAGCCTAAGAACACAGAGATAGTAGCCGTAGATGATTTACCAGAAACTATACGAGTAAAAACTCCAGCAGTTTCTTCGGTTCCATCAACCATAACTGGCTTTGGAGTTTCCGCAAACTTTGAAACAGTAATGTTTTATTTTAATCCAGTTAATGATATTGACTTAGACTCATATGCGTATCAGTTATATGATATTCCTAATCCTACAAGCTTAACTACACCAATAGCAAGTGGCAAAAACAAAGCTAACGTATTTACAATCTCAGTAACTAACTCTACTGATTCCACTCCTAAAACATATTACGGAAGAGTTGCTGTAGTTAATAGTGCTGGAACGGTTGGCACATATACCAGTTTAGTTTCATCTGGTGCAACGCCATTAATTGGAAATCAATATATATCAGAGTTAACTGCAGCCAAGATTACTACAGGAACATTAGGGGCTCATGAAATTACTTTAGGTGGAGCAACTTCTATTATTAAATCATCTACTTACAACTTTGCTTCACCAACAACTGGATGGTTCATCCAAGGAGACGGAAGGGCAAGCATAGGTGGTCCAAATGGCATTAACTTCAACGGATCAACTACAGCTCCTGCTATAACATTGGGATCAAATGTAACCATTGAATCTGGAGTAGCAGTACCAAACTCTTCTGGAGTAGCTTTTACTGGTTTAACTATTACAACAGCAGTTGGATCTGTAGGTGGAATACAATTAGGTTCTGACGCAAATAATCAGTGGCTTACAAGTGGCTATTTTAGAACAGGTAATAGTAGTAAATATCTTCTTTTTAATCCCGCAGGATCGGGATCTCTTACTATCAATGGAACTGTAGTTCAAAACGGCACCGTTGGTGGAATGGTTGCTGGAACTTCCAGCATTTACTTAGGAGCAAACACATATGCAAATGCTAATACACCATTTTACGTAGACACATCCAGTAGGTTTTCGTTAGGAGATAAACTATATTTTAACGGAACAAATTTAACAGTTGGTGGAACAATTAATGCAACTGGTGGAAATTTTAGTGGAACTATAACTTCTGGAGGTGCACACTTTGGCGTAATGGTTCCTGGTGGAGGTTATTATAAAGGGTTGAACTTAAGTCCTGATAGTAACACACAGTTTCAAAGCTGCTTCATTAGAGGCGATGGCGGTGAAGTTTACCTAAGAGCAGATAACGGAAGTCAGTGGATTAAGTTTGAAAATGGAAGCGTTCAAATTAATGCAGTTGGTTTCAATTTAAGTGGAGGTTCTGCTACATTTTCTGGAACCATAAATGCAGGAACAATTAATGGAACAACAATTAATGGGTCGAGCATTGTTGCAGACAGCTCAATCTTGGTCGGCACTAGTACCTCTTTAGGTTATCTAAAATTAGCTACAAATGATAATGTTATAGTAAACGGAATGAAATTTCAAAATAGGCAATATGCAGGCTGGAATGCTTCATTTTATCCATATGCAGATGCTGTATCTGATCTAAGTGTCGTCACCAACCCCAGCTTAGGTGTTTACCGTTGGGATAATATTTATTATGTAGGAACTATTGCTGACCAGTCGGATATGAGATCAAAGAATACAATTGAGGATTCTGATCTCGGTCTTGATTTCATCAATATGCTTAGACCCGTATCTTACTTTAAAAATGCACACAAAAAAATTCCAAGAGAAGATGACAACGGTAACTACTTGCGTGATGAAAATGAAAATATGATTTGCGATACTATTCCCGGCAAGCGCAGACACTATGGCTTAATTGCTCAAGAGGTTCGTCAAGTTATTTCAGATCTTGGCAAGACTTCTATGGATTTTTCTGGATGGGGGCAACATGATCCAGATGATCCTGAATCAGAACAAACGCTGTCATATTTGGCGTTTATATCTCCTGCTATTAAGGCTATTCAAGAACTTTCTGCAAAAGTTGATGAATTAGAATCTCGTCTGGTATAATAATTACCATGAATGAATCAAATTTAGACATCAACCTTATAGTCCAATCTTTCCAGGAAAGAATTGGAGCTCTAATAACAGAAGTCGTAGTTAAAGACGCTACAATTAAGCAGCTTACTATGCAACTTCAACAAAGTCAAGACAAATCAGACGGGTTTGATATGCCCGCAGAAACTGTAAAGAGAGTAAAATAATGACAAAGAAATCAGTATTACCAGAAGAACTGGCAGAGCAAGTAGAAGAAGCTCTTGTAGCTGAAAAGGAAATGAATATCACCATTAAGATTACTAATTCTAATCTTTCTTACAAGAGTGATTTTACAGAACCAGAGACAGTTTTCTGGCTTGAAGCTATTAAAGATATTATTATCAAAAAGACATTTCAAGAGTCCGAAAGACAAAGCTGAATTTAAAGTATAATAAACTGTACTATACAGTATTATCTTTAGAATTTGGAGCTGATTAGCTTATGGCACTACGTCAATATTTACCCTTCCAGAAGTCTGAGCTGTCTGAGTTTGATTTTGAATCAGCTCAGCTATCTCCAGATAAGATTGGATCACTCAGCAAAGCAATGAGGGTCGCAGCCTTTGCTTTGGGCTATCGTGGCGTCAATTATTATTACACTGGAAGAACTAACTTTGAACCTTCTCCATATAACTTTGATAGAATAATACAGGCAATAGATACTGACTCGTATGTCAAGCAGGCCATGGCTAAATACCAGGATCTGTTTTGGAAAGAGGGTTGGCAAATTGTTGGAGAAAATCCAGAAGCTGTAGCCTACTTATATCAGAGAATAGACTATATGGAAATGGCTATGAGAAGGCCGTTTTTAGATTTTCTTATTGATTTATCTGATCAATTATTTAAATTTTCAAACGTATTTATAGTTAAAGCTAGAGCTGATTTAGCAGAATATTTTCCTAAGGCATTAGAGCCAGTAGGTGCTGCACAGCCAGTTGTTGGGTATTATTTGATACCAACTGAGCAGGCAAGAATCTTAAGAGATAAGCATAATAAGCCAAAAGCATATTTGCAAAGAACTAATCCAATGACGTATGCGCCTACGGACAGAGATCCTAAGTGGCCAGCTGAAAGTGTTATACATTTATTCTTTGATAGAAAACCAGGAAGAATATTTGGTACTCCATTCTTGGCAAACGTTTTAGACGACGTTGTTGCATTGCGACAGATTGAAGAAGATATTCAAAATTTAGTGCACAGAGAACTGTTCCCACTTTATAAGTATAGAATTGGAACAGCAGATCAACCAGCTGAGCCAGAGGAAATAGATCAAGCAGCAGTAGAGATTGAGAACCTTAGAGCTGAAGGCGGTTTAATCCTTCCATTTAGACATGACGTTGAAGTCATAGGATCTCAAAATGCAGCACTTGATGCATCAAACTACTTAAATCACTTTAAGGAAAGAGTTGCAGTAGGTCTAGGAGTTGCACCACACCACCTTGGAATGAGCATGGGCGGTGGCAATAGATCTGCTTCAGAGAGATTAGATACAGCACTATACGATAAGATTAAGCATTTCCAAAAGCAATTTGCAGAGATGGTAAGAGTAAACATTTTTAATGAAATACTATTCGAAGGTGGATTTGATCCGCTAGTTAATCCAACTGAGTCATCCATATCAGACAGATGCTACTTTAAATTTAACGAAATAGATGTTGACACTCAAGTCAAGAAAGAAACACATATAATACAAAAGTATGTAAACTCTCTTATTACTTTGGAAGAAGCAAGAATTAAACTGGGCGAAAATCCGGAAGTTGATAATGATGATTTATTCATGTCAGCACAAGGTAAGGTCCAAATTGACGTCGGAGCCGCACAAGCAGACACTCAAGCAAAACTTCAAACTAGCAAAGATGTTGTCAAGGATGGAGACAAACAAACTCCAGCACCAAAGGGGCAAACAAACATGCCATCAAACAGAAAAGGTGCAGGCAATGTAATGAGACCGCAAAATCAACAGGGTAGACTAACTTCACCCAATATTAAGAGATCAGATTCTACTTGGATTGGCATGGTTGAAAATCTTCTCGAAGAGCAGTATAATGTAGTAATAGTAGAAGAAGATCAAGAACAACAAGAAAATGTAAATGAGGAAAAAAATGTCAATTAAAATAGTTTCAGATATATCAAAGCAGTATCTATTGAAAGAAGATGCTGTCGAAGGATTTAAGATAGCAGTAGAGAATGGTCAAACACGTTTGGCACTCCAAGTGTTGGTCGATATCATCGACGGAATGATGGAGATTTTTGACTACGCTATGGAAGAAGTTTCAGAAGATGACACTATTGTAGAAGTTCCAGTAGCAGTATCTGCTCCAGTTGAAAAAGCTGTTGAGATAGCAGAAGTTATTGAAGCTGTTGAAAAAGTTGAAGATAAAAAAGTATCTCCTAAAAAAACAGCTGAAGTAAAAGAAGACTCTAAACAAACAGTAGAATAATGAAGCTAATAATAGGATGTCCAATTTATAAAAGAGATTGGATCTTACCAATTTGGTTTGCAGCACTGGAAAGACAATCTATTCCTCTGAGTAAAATTGGTTTCATTTTTGAAACTTCACCAGACGATAAAGCAACTGTAGCAATGCTAAAGCTATGGAGACAGTATCATCCTGAAATTCCTTTATTTGAAATAAGGGAACGAAACGATATACCTCACTACAATCACGAAGACAATTCAAGACAATGGACTATTTCAAAGTATGAAAATATGGTCAATCTTAGAAACTCTCTTCTTTCAAGAGTAAGAGAACTTCAGCCTGATTATTACTTTAGTCTTGATTCTGATATAATATTAAAGAACCCAAATACATTAGAGCTACTAAACGCACATGTTGCTAATGGAGCAGACGCTGTTAGTCCT